AAGCGTCGTCTGAGTGCAAGCGAAATGTTTCGGCCAGGTCATCTAAAAAACGCATCCTAAAAGGATTATTTTCAGGCAATGCTTCAATAAAAGATGGCGGCTTGAAAGACAGACCCAGTTTTTTAAGATCTTTTGTTCCTGTTTTCCCAGAAAGAGCAATAAAGTTCTTTTGTAGAAGTCGGTTAACTTCATTGATATTGCCAGCTTCAGCCGCTTGCGCCATAAGGCTCCACTCACCTTGTGGGACCTTTTGTATAACACCAATTGTATTTCCTTCGGGCGTAACCGACTTTAAATAGTTTTTAAGAAGTTCTGGTTTATTGCTTTGAACCGCCAGTTCAACGACTGAGAGAAGGTCCGGAGCAAAACCGTCCTTAATATTCTTGTTGAGCATCTCAACAGCGCCAGACTTAAACTTCTCTGCCCCCTCTTTGTAATGAAGTTGAGCTTTTTTAAATAAATCTAACCCGTTTGTTATTCTTTTAAGATGCTCGTCCCTC